CTATTTTCCCCAACCTAATGCGATTTCAGTATCATTTTGCATTTCGGCCACCGCTTTTAAGCTATCGAATGTATCAGCTTGTTCAAAGCACATATCTTCGAACTCGCTTTTAAAAGTGTATTCCTTCCAGTATTTACGATTTAGCTTAACTGCATATGCATATAGGTCTTTGTTGTAGTTTCGAACTTCTGCAACGTTCCAATCCTTTAGATATACAACTTTATTGTTATCAACAACTAGAACTGGATTGTCTTTAACGAACTTCACATTGTTAGTGATAATGATGATTTCATCATCACTAATTACGTGATTAAATTTGAAGTACTTATTAGAAGTGTGTTTCACTTCTCCGAAGAATTTAGTCAATTGAGATTCTTTTATGCTTTTTAAAAATTCGCCATACTTGCTCATGATAGGTGCTCCTTTTTAATAAATCCCTTATCTTTGTCTTTATTATACATCTAATTCGATGTAAATGCAAGTATTTTTTTTTAAATTTTTACACAAAAAAAGACCTTACCAAGTCATATCCCTGGTAAGGTCTTTTATACATTTACTATCAATCCACGAGTCCACCTGCTCATGCTCAGGAGATATATGGATCACCTCTCAGTCATCGATGAATTACTACTCCGATTGTCGCGCCCGCTCCCAGTATTTGGGATAGGTTGCGTTGCATCCGTAATCTCTTGATTGTTTTCTTGTCGTTGTCGATTTGCCCTTTCAACTCTGTCAAAGAGTTCTGCATTTCGGACAAGACAATTTCTTGCTTCATTGATTGAAGTTTGGCTTGTGTTAATTCGTTCTCCAATTTGTTGATTGTATTGTGAGCTTCGTTCAATTCTTGTCGCTGCTTCACGGCTATAGTCTGTGCTTCTGTCAATGGAACGCTGGATGCTTCGATTAAGCTCAACGCTTTCGCGTTGTTGCTTTTCAATTCGTTCCACTGACTCACGGGCACGCTGATAGTCGGTTCCAGTTCCGCTTGGCTGGTAGAAGATGTATCCGAGGCAAAGGATGAGGATGAACCCAATACTACCGATAATAATATAGCGGTAAGTAGGGTGATTAAGTAAAATTTTGATTTTGTCATACATTATTCCCCTCCTATGAAGTCTGTGATACCACGTGCAATGGCTCTCACAATAGTATCAAGGTCATTGTTAAGTAGTGCTAGGTCTTCATCATTATCAATGAATGCCATTTCAACTAACACGGCTGTTGCATCTGTGCCGTTTAATACCCATAAATCTTGACGTTCCTTAACGCCTCGATCAACCGTATTAATACTACGGATGATTTGCGATTGGATGTCGTTCGCTAGACGTTGGCCATTGAAAGACTTGTACAAAGTTTCTGTGCCACGTGCCTGCGTATTAAAAGCGTTACAATGGAGCGATACGAATATATCCGCTCCCCATTCGTTAGATGTTTCACACACAAGACCTAAATCATCATTTTGTAAAGTTTTAACGTCACATCCTGCAGTTTGTAAATAACAAGCCAATAACTTACCCGCATCACGAGCAACGTCGCATTCACGACGTCCTGTGTTAGGATTTACTGCTCCAGAGTCCAGGTCAATATCATGACCTGGATTTATAAATATTTTCGTCATTACTACTACCTCCTTCTAATTTATCAGGGACACCATTATTGTTTCTATCCAACCAAAGGCCTAGGAAGCCTACTACGGCTGTCAATACACTAGGAATGAATATGTGGTCAATAATATTGAGCCCAACATCAATCAGCTTATTAGTTTCACTTGATACATAGCCCCTAGCAAATGCCATAACATACTCTGTTATGACTAGCCAAATAGGAATTAGCATAACAAGTACTAGAATCCGTGTCGCTAGTACTCCAGTAGGTCTAATATTAGCAACACGAACAGCCCCATATGCTGATTTCAGTCGGTTCATGATTTGATACTTCATTATCAGTCACCTCCTATATCATCGGTGTTAAGCATGATACTTCTTCCTATTGGCATATTGTTTAGAACTTGAATATGCATCAATTCAGTACTCAGACTTTGAACTGTAGTTTCGAGGTTATTAAGCCTGTGAAACTTCGCTGCATCTCGTTCTTCCAGCTTGACCAACTGCTTTAATATTTCCTGATTACTTTTTGTTAAATCAGCGATACTATTGATAGCATCGGATAACTTATCATCATAATCTTTACGCTGCTTATCCATTCGTCGAGCCAAATGGTCATCTAATTCTTGCTTAACAGCAGCTAGCGAGGTATGCTCTAAAAACCACACCATCGCACGAAACGAACCCCTAAGGGCGGCCCAGATGACCCCTAAGAGGGTCACCCAGAATCCAATGTCCGCGAAATACGGCGGAATTCCGAAGTCCATTAGCAATAATCTAATTTCGTCCATTTAGGCCTCCGTTTTCTCCCATTTCTCACTGTAAAGGTTCCATTTTTTGCTATGATCTGGATTGTAGACCGTTAATGAAATTTTCTGCATCATGACTTCTCTCGGTGGGTGAGATTCCTCACTAACAGTCATTATATTAACCCTAATGAGATCATAAGATTTTAAATCAAGGTTATCATCTGCCCATATAAATGCGGGGATATTGATTACGGCAAGAGAACTGTTAGCGAAAGCATCCCTATCAATATCAGTGGCCTTCGGCAAATTGATAATGTTGTGATCGGTTCCAACGAATGCTAATGCACCAACCTTAACAACGTTTGGACAGGTAAGTTCACCCTCTAAGTCACTACGGCCATAGAACTGCTTAGGCAGAATCTCTGTGGCCGTTTCCGGATTGAATTCAACAAGACCTTTGATTTTAACAGTATCAACGACATGATCGATTAAGTTAAGATATTCAAGATAAATATCATCTGCACCATAAGGCTGAATTCTAATAGTGGCACTCCCAGATTGGATTTCCACAGCTTCTGTGCTGCCACTCACTCGAACTTTAAAGCCGTCTTGGCCGGATACGCGAAGTTCCGTATCCCCTTTTCTTGGCTCCCTAAATGTAAGTGGCGCATAAGGTTGCTCCGCCAATGCATGAACAATAGCAGATAATATCGCTTCAAGGGTACTGCTATTAATAAGAACGTTCTTACCTTGAAGTGCTGAAACAACGCCTGATAAGTTAGGCATCTTCACTTTTAAGGATTCCAACCACTCCTCCTCGGTTCCTACGAATCCATGTGCTAAAGCGATTTCATAAGCACTTTTCCCATTATCGCCTACCAAGGTTGCTTTTACTTCCGCCTCTACTTTAACCGGACCTTCAATTCTTACTGGTAACGCTTCATTTTGCATAATACATTCCTCCTCTAATCATGCATGGCCACATCCTGAATTATATTGACTACCCCCATACCCAGTTTGTAATATCGGCTAGGCTCCGATTCCTTATATGCAAAAGCATCATACACATGCTCACCAAAGGACTTGATTTCTAGGGTATCCTTTCCGGAAATATTGAATGTCGCAATCTTCCCAGATGCTACCCCTTGCACTTTAATAACAAGCGGACCACTTGCTCGCTTTCGTATGGCGAATACTGACTTAAACCCTGTCAAATCCACATTGTCATCTTGGACCGCGTAAACTATCCCGAAATCCTCGCCAATATTGAGGTCTATATCTTTTACATTCATTACTTATCATCTCCCTTAATTGAATGGAATCGTACCTTGTTTATCGTACCCGGTCACATCGACTACCAAATACTGAGATGTGGTTTTACCCGAGCAACCTACAGGATACGTGGTGACAGTATTCCAATCAATGAGCTGATACGATTTCAACGATACGGTACTCTCATCGTGAAATCTGAACGTTTGCCACACTCGCCCCGTATGTGACTTTTTATCTCCATTATTAATATTAGGCCCCCAAACGGATGCATCGATTACGGACATGGGTATAATTGCAACCTTGACGCCGTATGACTTTGGATCACGGGCCATGTTTGTAAAGGTATCCGGAACGTAGTTTGATAACTGGTTATACCAATCGTGCGCGTAATGATCGATTATGCGTAGGTACCTGATGCGGCTATCATATATCACATCATTCTGCAGATTGTAATCTGCTGCCCAGGATGCTTTATAGTACTTGTGACGGCCAAGCACTTGCAATGCCGTATTAGGCTTACTACTCCCTACCTTGTCAACAAATCGAATACGAGGTGTATCTGCATTAGCCACAACGTCCTCGAAGTATCCAAAGCAATAGAATTTAATACCAGCCTTCACTTCATCAACCATTGCTTGTGTTACCTTTTCGCCTGGTTTAATTACATCCACTACCAGCACCATTAATCGTTCACGACGTTTATGAACCCACTGAGCTGCAAATTCATATCCTTGTGGAACTGATACTGCTATAAGAGGTGCATCACCATGATATGCGTAATTAGTGACATAAAAGACCTGGATTACATTAGCCTCCCCTGCGATATACCCATATTGGAATTTACTTGTAGGCACCATCATAGGAGTGTAAGCTGCGGGCTTGAGTGGAATTTGAACTGTTGGTGTTATCCCCCTCATTGCTCCAGTATAGAGAACTGCCTCTTTTTGTTTAGGGAAACTAAGATATACTAGATTGTCATAGGTATCATTTATAATCGTGACGCCTTCTTTATTCTGGATGTTAATAAATTCCATACGCCAACCACCCTTCATATGTAAGATCTTTAAATTGACGATTGATATTATATTCATCCTGGGACACTGCAAAATAATATGTTATGACATTGCCCCTAACCTCTGCCACTAAATACTGCCCCATGGCTGCAGCCCAGACATGTTGCCCAGGCTGCAAACCGTTCACAGTAATTTGTTGGCGTCGATTTGGGATGTCTGATACATACATCCGCCCCTCGATACGTGTGAGCCTTTCCTTGAGATTTAGTATGATGTTGCCGTTAACGTCATAAGCTAATACATGCGGTTCCATAATACCTCCTACCAGCACCCAAGTTTAATCCGAGGGTTATTGTCATCATCAAAACCTGTAATAAGATTATCTTGAATCTCAACACGAGCACCGGTCTCTCTCGAACGAAGTAACCCAATTGTACTGGACACCGCCGCTAAATTTTCAACATGTAATTTATCGGCAGTGACTGCGTTGGCCTGAATCATCTTATTAACAATGACATTATCATCGAACTTAGTTGCTCCAGTGATGTGAATCAATTTTCCTGCAATGTATACACCGGACTGACTGAGGTTAATGCGAGATACCAACTCACCACCATCAATCTCACCAATACTTTTTTTAACTTGCAAATCGATGCTACCAGCTAACTCAGTAATGCGAGATTCCGTATGTGACGCCAAATTCGTAATTCTTCTAGTGGTCTCTTCAGAATTCGTATTGAACTTCTTATCAAGTTCCTTAATCCGTTCATCAACTTTATTCAGCCCGAGAGACTCAAGGTCTAGCAAGCTCGCATCAATTTGTGTTTTAATCACGACTTGCTTCTCGTTAACGAGTCCATCTCCGAACACATCAACAAACGAGCAACGTATCCGGTATATTCCGGCCGAATTCGAATACGTCAGCATGGTGCTGGTAGTTTCAAAATCATCAGTACGTTCATCTCCGATCACATGGCATCTGATTGCGTATGCTTGTGCTGGCTTAGTTGAGAAATAAAGATTAAATCCCCCTAACTGATTTTTTACTAGAAGCTCAGGCGCGGCCAACTGCGGAACGTTATACTCGTACGTTGCTGCAGTCGAGTATTTGCCCAACGTGCTGCGAGCATATAAGTAAACAGTATCCGCTCGTTTAGATAGGGTAAGTACAGCAGATGTACCTTTAACTCTTGCCAATAATGCATTCGTATCTTTACCAGGATTATTATCGGTACGTAATTCGTAATAGTCGACGTCAGCATTCAGCACCTCATCCCATGATGCGGTAGCATTTCTACCGAACACAATACCGAAATTGCTAGGCATATCAGGTATCGCGTCCATCGGTTTGACTATCACATCAACCATTTGGGCTGTTTCTGCTCTATTGCCAAATCGGTCAACCGAGATTGCTTTGATTCGATACTCCTCACCTGGGCCTAATGATTTGATAATAACCTGACTATTACTACTGCCAGCATACTGCCATTCTTGCCCCGCTACAGGCTTTCCACTCTTCGACTTTAAGAGATACCAAACCTCTGCCACATCGAAGTTGGCAGGATTACTAGGCGGGTCAAATAGTACTTGTAAGTCATAGTAAACACTTTTATCGGCCGTTTGATTATATCGACTGAGTACGTGCAAATTTTGCACATCCTCTGGTGCTTGCATTTTAGGTATATTAATCGATTTGGTAACACCTGTAGTAAGCTGCCCTAACTCATTAATAGCCTGCACGCGCACCTCATAGGTCGCGCCTAGCAGCACATCGGATATTGTGGTAGTATTTGTGGATGCTGGGTAGTTTCCGATATATGTCCACGTATCGCTTTTTACGTTTCGATAATTCACGACTACGTTTGAGACTTTTCCATCGCGAGGTAACTGCCACGTTACACCTATGCGTGAATACATGATGCCATTAGCACCATATACATCGCTCACTAACCCTACTGATTGAATATCAGATGCACCGTGATTCGTATAATCAATACTTGGCACCGTGCCATCATCCGATACGTAAAGTTCTGGATAATACTCCATGCATTGGATCTTACGAGTCATTTCTGATAGTGTCTTTGTAATGGCTAACACACGAAATGGCTTAGCCGATTTAGAAACCTCTCCGAATGCGTATACCGCATCAGGCTGCACCGGTATAGCCTCTTTAACAATCACATTGAGACCTGATACATTTACTACGTTAAACGTAGAGACGATATCCGTAGAGTTGCTACGGATCAGCAACTGATAGTCCTTCCCTGGTTGTACCGACACTTCCTTGTCAAGTGTAATCGTCTGGCCACTTACCGCAACCACACGACCGCCCTCGCCCCATTCAGGTATGTCATGCTGGATTAATATTATGTCCCCTACCGTGCATGCTATGGCATCCGTAAACGCCTCTATTGTCACAGTACGTATTTCATATTTATTGCATCGCAAGAAATGCTTACCGTGTTTATATGCCTGCTCAAGACTAGTACACCCCATGAGTTCAACTTGTGCCGGATTTGTTAGCGTATCCGACTCGTCATAAGTATCCCCATATACTGGAATGACGTCTCGCTCATAATCCTTATCCTTGTTAAGGAACGATATTTCAACAGAGTTCGCTCTAGCCTCTACACCTTGAAACTCTTCATTAAAGCTGCCTTGTTTTATATTGGCCACCGTAAACAACTGTACCGGAGTAGATTGATAATCACTAACACATGTGAACCTGGTTCCTACAGGAATTACTTTCCCTCGACCTACTGCTTCTGGATACTTTAACGCATCCCATAATCGCATAGCGGTGTCGTATATATAGTTGAATGTAAACCCATTTGTTTTGCACTTATCTGCCCATGCCTTAAATGCGTTATAGTCAAGGCGCATATGGGGCTGTCCGAATACAATATATTCACCGCCAATCTTACGGCAGATGTGGATTAAATCATAAGCAGCCCAAGCCGGATTATCCGCTGGTTGAGCTTCGTACTTATTGATATACGGATTGAATACATACACCTCTGAGCGCTCTTGAATCCATGTCACTTTTGGATCGGTACCGCTTAGCTGAGATGTAGCCAAGGCCTTAATTCCAATGAGGGCTTTCCCCGGATGCACAAAGTCGTCATAAATAATTTGGGTTAGCTGTACCCAATAGACCTTATTGACATGGCGCAAGCTTTTACCATCTTTCGCACTGCAGCGCATACGGATTTCGTAGCGAGCCCTTTCGAGATTGTCAAAGCGAAATACACGATAAAACGCATTATTTGTCGCCTCTTCAATTCGTCCTGTGTAATCAGATGTATTTGTCACGCTATTATCTGACTTAATAAAGTTCCACGCATCGCGGCGCTTAATATGGCCGACCATGCCCTTTTGATTTGCTAAAGGTAATGCCTGCCAGGACTCATCACCTACCTTACGAATTTCTGCTTTCAACGTGACAGACGTACGGTCAGCGCCGCCGCTATCATTTGAATAATATAATCCGTTTGGGAATCCAACAGTTAACTCTATCGCGTCACACGCATCGCCTTGTACCTGTTGCGTATTCCATGATTCAGTCAATTCATAGTTTAGGGATTGATCCGCAAAGTTATCATTGAAGTTTGGGATAACTGTTTGGTCATTTGTGCCCTTTCTGATATCCACCTGCACATCCTTATAATTACTGATTGGGTTAGCATTAATACGAATATCTTCTATTTTTGATAATTCGCCCTCACCCGCACAGTATAAAAGGTTAAGGTATTGCTTTTCACCATCACTAATTACATGGCGGGATAATAATAACCCGGCACTTTTCATTCGGCCATATGTTACGGCTAAAGGGTAGCCTTGCCCAGTAACAGTTTCGGTACCTCCCCAGCCATATGTATTTGACTGTTCAGAGTTCGAACGGTCAACTTTAGGAGCAGTTAACTTTGAGACAATAGCATTACCTATCATCCCTACCGCCATAGCAATTACTGACCGCCAAATTAAGCTTTGGATACCAAAGATAGCACCCGAAGCAATACCACCGGTAAATACAGCCAGCCCTATTGATAGAAGAACGCCAAAGAACTTACCCTCAACTCGGGGCATTACTACAATGTAGTCTTCATCGTTTACAACTGTATCTGGTGCCGCCTCATGTCCATTTACTGAGTACGCCCATTCACCAGGTGCGCTGAAGTAATAGCTGATAGACTTGCCCTGTTTAAATGGCAAGTATTTTGTATCACGTTGCTCTGGCTTGAACGGATTATTTACAATGATTACATTAACCATCTGCTACTCCTTCCTTTCATAAATGTGCTTCAATCGAGGCACGTACTTTGATATGTGCTCTATACAGGTGCCGCTGTGTTCAGTAGCGTGTATAAATTTACCTTCACCAAGATAAACCCCTACATGATCGAGATTTTTACCATATAGCGCAAATACCAAAACACTCCCTGGCATTGGCTCACGAACCTCACGCCATTCATCCATTTGGATTTGGGTATATTCGGGTAGTGGTATTCCACTACGCCGATATACCTCAACAACTACATCCCAGCATTTCATTTCCGAGAATGGGGTGCCTATGATATCAGTCAAGTCACTTATTGGATGCATACAGTCCTCCTTGCGGGATAGTAGGTTCTCCGCCAAATCGTGTACTGTTCCCCAATTCACGACATCGCGCCAGGGTTTTATTGCACTGATTTTCACGACCCTTATATCCGCACTGAACGCCTTTAAACTTGAACGGACAGAAATCCTTCATCACACGGATTAATGGGAATCGTCGAGTAAAGCTAAAGTCGGTCCCCAATGTAAACTCCATCCATTCTGCGTTTGCATGAGTTCCCGTAATTACGAAATGCTCCTCTTGCTCGCACACATCGGGTATGTTCGTATTCACTACACGAATGATGACATCGGCCCCAGTGAATCCATTATTAGACTCTGCCATACGCTGGATTGTCCGAGTAACGTTAGATACAGATAACTTAATATTAGGCAAATCCGTTGCGTTCTCGGTGACATCTTGAATGGTAAACGGAAATGCAATATAAGTATTACCTTGAAATTGGATATTCTCCGTATTGTATACCAATCGAATCGTATCCCCTTTATAAGATATTTCTAACAGCATTAACCACACACCCGTGGCCGATATTTGGTTTTTCTCTAAAATCGATGCCGTTGAGAGCGGTAACATTTTATACCTCCTGTAATTTCACGGTTCCCATCCACACTCCGTAGTCATTCGCCGCAAAATCTAACTGATCAGCAAATCGCACTTTTAGTGTTTCCCGTGTTTCCGGATGAACCCAATCGAAGATACCGGAACAGTTGACTTCATCGAAGAATGACCGAAGTTTATAATATTCAGCTGTTGGCAACTTGTACCCTACGGAATATGTCCGCCGGGTCTTTGTCGTCTTCTTCCTGGTAATTAGCGTCATGTTTTCAACTTGGCCTTTATACGAAATATCTGGAGTAGTCTCCTGAATTGGGTATATCGGCCATCGAATATCTGGAAATACTGCCATAGTTATACTGCGGATGCCTTGATGGCGTCACGCATACCTCCTTTGTTTGATTCCATAGCACGAACTACTACATCGATAACATAATTCTCACCATCGAACCGGGAGTTCTGTTGCTTACTTTCAAGTTCTTGGCCAGACTGATTGACGATATTAACAACTACGTTGTTACTTGTAGCTCCGCCGCCCATTAATCTACGGGTTTCGCTTGCTGTGTAAATACGATGGGATCCAGAGGACTGTAATAGTTCCGGTCCGTTTTCACCAACCAGCATAAGCCCTGGATTCGTTTTGCCTCCGGCAGCGAATCGATTACCGGTAAATGCAGAACTAAACGAACTACCACCGGCAAAGGACGATGTCCCTTTTGCAGCACCTAGTGAGCCAATACCACTTACTGCACCACCAAATAATCCTTGCAACTTAGGCATGATGTATTGTTGGAACGTTAACTGAATCATCATCTTGATAATGGCATTCGTCATATCCTTGAATATGTCCTTAATGCCTTTACTAAATGACTTCGTTCCTGTTGCCATAGCCTCGAGATTATTCGTCCATGCCGAGTTGATAGAACTCATCGTACTATCAAAAGTAGACTTCGCTAAATCAGCATAATTGGTAGTCTCTTGCTTATATTGGCGTGCAGCTTCTTGTAGACTTGTTTTCAGGCTGCGACCTGCGAGTTCCCATAGTTTTTGTTGAGACTCTAATAAGTTCTTTTCAATCTGCAGTCTTTGAGTAGCCGTTAACTGGGCCTCATTGACTTCACTCCGTGCATAATCAATATAGGTCTTTAACTCTTCAGCAAGTAGTACGTCCGCATCACTACGAGACAATCGACCAAGCGCAACCATATTGGTTAAGTGGTCAATATTTTCACTTGTTTGAGTGTAGGCTAACTCTCTGATTTTCTGCTCAGTATCAGACGCCACTTTTAGTCGCTCTGCTTGAGCTTTCTTTTCAGCGAGTTCCTTATCGCCTACGGCCTTTGTATACTCACGAACGTTATCATCAATCTGCGCCTTTTGCGCTTCAGCTTCCGCTTTGAGTAACTGTAAGCGGTCGCCTGTACGTTCAAGATCGAGTTTCTTGATATCCTCGTTCATCTTACGAACACGGATAGTCTGATTTCGTTGTGCTTCAGCTAATCGCTTTTGATACAACTCTTCATTCTTGGCTCTAACTTGAGCGGTTAGATTTGACTCAGCGAGCTTTTTGGCGTTTGCCGCGCCACCTGCTGTATCAGCAGTGGCGCTTGATGTAGCACCTGCTAATAAGCTAGTGTCTACGTACCCTGTAATAGCACCAAAATCGCCTGTAACAGATGGCTTAGCAATTACACCCGTGCTTGAATTAGCGCCAGTATATCCGCCGTTTCCGTCACTGATAACAATATGATTATCGCCAAGTACAACCACACCATCGCCGGCTTTAGGCGTATACCCATCGCCCTCATCGTGCCAAGCACCAGCAGCTCTTGCAGCGTCCATGATTGATGGAACATATCGTGGTACGTCTTTACCGAATGCTTGGAGTACCGAATCGGAGAATAACTTACCGCAATCTGTTGCCCATGTACCATCTGCGCCTAACTCATACGCCTTACCGAGTTGCTCATTAGCTGCATCCAGTACGCTTACGGCTTCACCAGTAACGCCTCCGCTCAATCCTGAGACAGAACGGATAATATCGCGGATGTTCTTATTGTTAGCCTCATATTGATTCTTAGCAGTTAGCTTATCGATTTCGTATTGACTACCATCAATTTGTAGGCTTTGCAAAGTAAGAGACCGATATAGTTCAGACATACGTTCCACGGCACTCGTTAACTTCTCTGCCGCTTGTTGAGTTTTCTTAGCCGCCTGTTCTTGGGCTTTGGCTGCTTTTGCTGCTTCCTCATTCGCTTTATTGATAGCTTCGGTATTCGTTAATCCGCCATTAGCAAGGTCCTCTTTTGCTTTTGCAAGCTCTTCATCGAGTTTCGCTTTCGCAGCATCAGCTTCTTCTTTTTGCTTTAAAGCCGCATCGATTCTAGCGCCCTCTTCTTTTGTAGCTAAGCGGTCATTCTTTACAAGTCCAAGCCACGCACTATCCTCAATCCAATATCGAGTATCATGCTTATCCATGTAAGCTTGGCTCATACCTGTAGTGGAATTAGTATTCTTGTGAATACGTTTACCGTCAACTTCTACACCCGTATAAGATGCCTTTGTCTGTTCGTTATATCGGAAATCGAGTAATGCTTTCCCAGCAAGTCCAATTACTGTAGCTAATGTTACCCAAGGACCTGCAGCGGCAAGTGTGGCCAATCGCATAAATCCGAGTGCGCTAGTTAGCGACCTCATGACTATGATTACTGCCCCAGCTTCTGCACCGAATTTAACAATTCCACCGATAGCTTCCTTTTGCTCAGCAGTCATCGACTCGAATTCTTTAGCGACGTCTAATACGCCTTTTGCATAGTCATTAAACACAGGAACTAATTCATGACCGATAGATACTGCAAGCCTTTTCCCTGTATTTTCTAAATCCTTTAATTCCCGATTTAGCTTCGCAGATTTGGCTGCGGTATCATCATCGATGATAAGCCCCATTGCCTTGGCACGTTCAGCCACCTTGTCCATCTGTTCAGCGGACATGTTAAGCATGGCGTGCATCTGATACCCAGTACGTCCAAAGAGTTCCATTTCGACACGAGTCTTTTCAGCTCCGTCCTTCATGCCTCTTAGGCGTTCCTGTATCATCTTGAACACTTCAACGGTATTCTTACCTTGAATCTGTTCAAGCGTATAGCCTAATTTACTGAATATATCAGTTCCGAGTTTACCCTCTGCCCGAGCGACTTCCATTTTCTCTTTGGCCGCTCCGACGTTCTTGGAAAACTTAGCAAATGCACCAGCACTATCCTCCATAGCTATGCCCATATAATTGGCCACTGCTAATAGTTCGCTGGTTTCTTTTGCTGTTGCACCGGTGATACCAGACAATTTCTTAACGGCTACATCCCATTGAATAGCCTCTTTGGCAAGTTTGGCACCGATGCCTACTACACCAACACCGGCACCTATCGCCATGAGATCATTCTTCATTTTGCCAAGGGCGGATTTGGCGCCTTCGGCACTTGCCGTAATTTTCTTGAGTCCTGCTTCCGTATTCTTATCGGTCAGCTGAACGACAATATCAATTAAATTATTGGCCATTCTTGTGCGCCACCTCCAATTCTTTGGCTTCTAGCAATATGAGTAAATCAATAAGATGCGGCAGTGGTTCGATGCCGTAAGCCCTCGCCACTTCTAACACCGCAGGCATATCGAATCCTGCAATGCCACCTGGATGCCAACGTCGCTGCATTCGGCTGGCATTGTATACTCGCATTGCCTGTCTCGTTCCATCTAATTGATGCGGGGAATTAAACTCACACTCCGAACAGTCAAAATGCTGTTTAGTCTCGCGTTGCATTTTGATACAATCAGAGCAGTATTTCGGCTTATCGGAGTTGAGCCAACTCCACGCATCAATTAGTTTTTTTCGATTTCAGCCTTTTTTTCATTAGTGAAACGCATAGTTTCAATTGCTAATTCCATAACGCCATCGTTTGGTGCTTCTGCGATTTCACTATCAGACATCTTATACACATTTTTCATAATCCATTCGGCTAAATCGCGATACCACAATAATTTAGCCGGTTCAGAAGTTTCTTCCGGAAGAGGTGTGTATAACGGATCTAATTCAGCCTTAATCAATTCGCTACGTTCAGCAAATGTCAAACCTCTTACTTGAATATCTTCAAATGCCATATGGGCACCTCCTAGTATTGTTCTTGATTATTAACTAATGTAATGATGGATGCGGAACGACCAGCATCTGCACGATAGTATGCTTTAAACGGCAATTCAATATTGACGCCACGAGGTCCGTCGATACCTGGAGATTGTCGTTCGTACACAAGTTCAGCCAACTTGAATGTAAGCGACCAGTCATCTTGCGTAAGTTGTAATTCCAAGCTAGATTCCGTACCGTTAACCGCTTTGTTTAAAAGGTCTTTGTTTTGGAAGAATGCTTTAATCGTTCCGGAGATTGAAACAATACCTGGGTCGATATACGTTCTAAAACCTTTACCACCGATAGCGTAAGAGTCGCCGTCCAATCCAAAATCAAAGTTGATATCACAACTTAGGATATTGGCCACAGTGACGCCGCCCTCTTTAATGGTTGCGTTAAGATTTTGGAACGGTAAAAAATTTACCGCCTTAGCTGCAGCATCAAATGTAGTGGCCGCTAATGTTTCCTTACAGCCCATTACGTCGACGGATGCTGTAAGTTCGGAGTCGCCGCCGAATTTAAAACCTAATTTACTAATTCGCACGCCTGCAAACTGCTGGAATACGTTAACATCAGGGTATCCCTGTTCAATAGTTAGAGACGGCATTGTGTTGCCGATTTTAAACACGTGCTCGGACTTCTTATTTGGCGCTTGGCCAGTTGTATTAGAAGTCGGTTGACCAAATGCAGCTTTTAGCCAGTATCCAATGTCAATAACACCAACAGGAACGGTCAAACTACCGGACGTGTCAATGTTGCCACGGAATGGCGCTGCAGGATTACGATCACCACGTATTACCGTGGAGTCATTTAAATTTTGACTAGCTTTCACGGAGCTAGATATGATTGGCGTGATTACACCACCAGTGGATGGCGTTGTACCAAAATCCGCCTCAAACGCAATCGCCACATGGGACTGAGAGCCCTGTGCACGTTTTGCTGTTGCCATATGCATTTCCTCCTTTAATATTCAATACTTCCGCCGATTACATGCGGAATTTCTATAGTAGCTGTTAACCGTCCAGTGAATACCGGGCGCCAATTCATTGAGTCTAATTCATAGTCAATGTCGATTACCGGGAACGCTGGATTCACCTTACATATGCATTCAATGATTAGCTGACCTAGGTTATCCGATTCTAGCGCTCCGTCGTATCGAATAATATTCTTAACGCGAGTTGCACCTTGACGGACAATGCCCCAAACGATCATTAATGAATACGTGTAGGTATCCGCAAGCCCTTCGCTTTTACTACTTGGTAGTAATATGATGCAAGGGCAATCATCCTCAAGCGGTGCATCGACGTCATCATATCCAATGGACATTTGCGCCGGCTTTCCATATTTGTCATTGCAAAATTTAGTCAACGCCTCATCGTTCGCTAAGGCCTCAGCCCAGCGCTCAACGATGCGCGACAGTGGAATTGTCTGTTGCATCAAATCACCTTACCTTGTAGTTACGTCGAGATGCGGATTGTGCTGCCGGTCCATAAATAGCGTAGTCGCCTATCTTATCCTCGATATAAGGTTTAAGCTTAGGCTGCAATGCAGCTTTCATAGGACCATAAGTATGACGCGGCTGAATTTTGAACATCGATTTACCCTTAGGCAATGGTACGCCTGCTGCAAATAACTTCTTGCGCATAGGTTCTGTAATTTGCTTAGTGTACCCTTCTTCGATTCGTTCGCCTAGCCGTTTAGCCGAATTTGATAACCACCCGACTCGGACGGATTGCTTGCCCTTGTCATATTGATATCCGACTGCATTCGATAGCTTACCTAGAGGACTATAGCCGATTGTCCTGGCGCTAATACCCATATCAAGTAAGGCGTTTCGCGATTTAGAGCCCCAAGCTTCTCGTTCTGCACGTCCTCCGCTTTGGTATGCTTTGCGAAGTTTAGCACCAAATGCTGACTCAAATGCAGCCCGGCGAGCCGGCGCCATGAAATTGGGATATCTACGTCCACCAGGTGCCCCCGACCGAATGCCCTGCTTAATTTCCTTTTGCATCATCCAACCTGTTGACTTTAACGCCTTACGCATCCAGTCCGGTTTTGTTTCTGCAATGAAATTAAGATACGGAGTGGCTGTGTCTGTAATCGTAATAGGTTCATTACTCATTACGGTCTCACCGCCCTTACGTTATGGACAATTTCCAAACAATACATCGTACCGTCAAAGTTAGAAATGTGATCAACGTACCATTTCTCACCATTGATATATACTTCGTCTTTTGATCGTGGTTCAGGAACATCCTTAGCACGCACCCAAATCTGAGCCTTATCAGCTAGTGCTTTATCGACAAATCCGGAACCTTTGCCATCATATTCGCCAATCTCCACGCTAGCTTTGATAACTTGGCCTTTGTAGGTAATTCGCTCACCAAATACAGAAAGCAGTGCATTAGGCCTATATCCTAATTTCAT